TTATTGACATCTGTGTTTGCTTTGGCGGCACCACCCGCTGCATCTTGCTGCTCCTTGAGCTTTGATGACATTGCAGCAATTAGCTGATTGTGCGAAGTCATGATAGCATTGTGCTGCTCTAGAATTTTTGTACGTTCAGCTATTAAATTATTAAGCTGCTGCTGTAATTCTAAATTACCAACGCCAATTTCAGGTGTTACTGCCATTTAAATGTCACGTCCTTCTTACAGATAATTAGACACGTGTCAAAAATACCAGTTTTTTCCTGTGACCTTTTTGTATTTTTGAGCGGCTAAATTTTTATGTGCAACAACTGAAAGCACATCTTTTAAATTTGCCGCAGGATCCTCTAAGAGAACATAAAGTTGTCTAGAAGCTCTTAGAACTTCTGAAATGCATCTTGCCTTTTCTTCTGGTCCATTAATATTGATAGAATTACATTCACCTAGAATATAGCTAGCAGCCAATGCTTGAAAGTCGTTTTGCTTATCAGACATAAATCCTCCCTAACATTGGCTAAGTATAACGAAAAAAATTATGTGAATCTCCGAAGTTTAGCCGGCACTTCGGCTCTGTTTCTATTTAACATAGCTCTAGAGTCGGGTGTATTCTGGTGCGCCGCACGAGAAGCACCCTCACTCTTCTTAAATTCATTATTAATTCTTTGAATGAACCAGATTCTTTGCCACATCGGTATATTAAGAGCTTCAATATAACTGAAGCCCATATAGTACATGAGCAAAAATATGTGCTCTAGATAGACTTCTTTATATTCTTGAGCATTCTCAATTGTCAGGCCAAAAAAAGCTCACGCCTAGAGGTAGTCTCACCTCCGATGACTCGTCACAATTGGGACACTCAATCCACGACTTCATGTCAATACCAGGCTCATTAGCATCCATGAACTTCCTGAGAGACAGCGAATCACGAGCAGGCATGTTACGAATAAATGACTGAACCTTTACTTTGTCAGTGGTTCCATCAACAGCAACAACAGAGTACATCAACTTCTGAGTGATCAGATTGTCAGACTGCTGGCCCTGCTTGCGCTTTCTTTCAGCGGTGACAGTAATTTCTTGCTCATCTTTGCCTGTCAAAAACTTAAAGCGAATAGTCTTGCCCGAAACAGGTAGTTTAAACTCAAAGAGATTTTTGCCAATTTCAACAGGCTCGATTTCGAGTCGCTTAATACCAAGCTCTGTAAGCTTAAAGTTCTGCTTTGATTTCTCAGAGCATGCCGGACAATCAATGTCAACTGTATAATCAGAGCCATATCCTGTAATTCTAACGGCTGTCATGATTGCATTTCTATCGCCAGAAATTAGTGAATCAGGATCGATGTTCTTATCAACTAAACATGACTTAAGGAGCTCTGTTATAACAGTACCTTTCTTGATAAGGGCTCTAGAGGTAAGAATGTCTTCCTCCTTTGCAGTCATTGCACGAATATCAACAGTCTCTCGGCCAGATAGAGGAGAATCTGCAGGGTAAATAAGACCTGCAGAAGGTAGTGGGACAGATTCTACTGGAATCTCCATCCCGAAATCATCTCTCATGATATTACGTGTGGGCAAACCGGCGCTCTGTGCAGAGCTAGCGCCAAATATCTCGTTACGATTCTCTCTAGTTGATTCAGACACAATAACCTCCACTATTAATAAATGCTAGCACATCTAATAATAGTGGAGTCTAGATTATGTCGTAAAATTCTTCTAGAAAATTAGTACTGGAGTACGCAGTTGTCGAATCTCATCGTTAGTGAGATTTCTGTTGGCTCTTCACCGCTGTAATCCAAATCACCGAATGTAGCATTTGTTAAAAATGCGCCCTTGATGTCCCAGAGTTCAACTACTGTACCAACAGGATCGAGCAACTTGAGCTGGCAATCTCTCTTGTAAAAGTCTGCGTAGCCTGATCTACCTGAAACTGACTCGAAGTGTGTACGAATCCACTCCATGACCTGCTGGGCGCCCGATGGAGCAATGGGGTCATAGAGCGTGCATGCCAAAGTAGAGAACTTTGTTTTACCGGCAATGTAACGTGTTGAATTGATGAAAGGAATTTCCTGCTCACTTGTCTCAAATGAGGGTCTTGCAGCTGTCTTCATTAGGAATGCATCAATTCCCTCGACTGCAAAAACCCACCTAAACTTCCTCTTTGGTTCAAACTTGTTAGGTAACATGTCTGTGACTGAAAGTGTCTCTGCCATTTTCGTCTCCTAATGCGTCAAATGACGCGCTAATATCATAAATTTAAATATGACAAAATCACACTAGTGATACATTAATGTTGTGAAGATGTGACGGAGCATATTTAGATGTGAGGTCTGTATGATTTGTCCAATCTGTAATAAAAAAACAAATGCATTTAAAAGTCACTTGGAATCACATGGTTTTTCTAGCATTGAAATGGCATATGCGCAAATTTTTCTAGAAGGAAAATTGCCGCTTTGTAGATGCGGAAAATGTAACAAGACTACAAAATTTGTGTCATGGCTGAAAGGTTTCAGACCTTACTTGAGAGGTCATAATCGATCGAATTATGGAAATAAACAAAATGCTTTGAGGCGCGATAATAAAAATAAAAGAAAAATAGGGGGCTGGTCCAAAGGTAAAACAGCAAAAGAATCTCCCACGCTAGAGAGAGCGTCTCTTAATCTTAGAAGAACATTACAGTCAAAAAAGACAGCTCTTCGTCTCCAGAGAATTCAGAATATTAGTCTTCACCAGGCGAAAGAGAAAATAGAGCTATACGCGCCTAATTTTAGGGTCATTGAAAACTTATTAGACACACCAGATTTGCTGCATTTAACGCTTGAATGCAAGATCTGTGGCAATAGGCAGCAAAAAAATATATTACATGCATTAAACAATGTCTGTAATACATGTGACCCCATGGGTGCAAAATCTCATATTGAACTATATCGAATGATTCGAGGCCTAGATCCCGACGCCGTCATATCCTGTGATAATATAATTCCACCTGACGATATCGATATATACATGCCTTCATTCATGACTGCATTAGAGTATAATGGACTCTACTTTCATTCTGAACTATTTAAAAATAGGCTGTATCATGCTGAAAAAACGAGAAACTGTGCAAACCTAGGGATCAATCTTCTTCACATATTCGAAGATGAGTGGAGAGACAAACGTCAAGCATGCATTAATCATATTGCAATGATTACAAATAAAAAAGCATCATATGACATGTCACAGCTAGAAGTAAGACCTGTAAATTCGCAGGAAAAGTACCAGATTCTAGAAAAGAATCACTTAGAAGGAGATACTAGTACTCTATATGACCTAGGTCTTTTTATGCACGATAAGATTGTCGCTGTTGTCTCTCTTAGAAAGCCTAGACATCGCGCATATAAGAATATGATTGAATTGTGCAGATTTGTTAACATCACAGATATTAAATCAAGCACGTTGCTGTCAATTTTTCTAGATTATATACATGATCATGTTTGCAAAAACACAATATACGCTGTTATCGATGATAGACTTGGACTCTGTCCAATTTACGAATCAGCTGGTTTTATAAAAGAAAACACATTAGAACCCAGGTTCTGGTGGACAGATGGTCATCAAAGAGTGTCTAGACACAAATTAAGCCACAGCGACCAGCACAGTCTAGATAACAGTCTAGTAAAGATATGGGGATGTGATGCCAGTGTTCTAATAAAAAAGGCGCTCAATTGAGCGCCTTTGGTAGACAACAAGTCTAAATTTATTAGATTAATGCGCCCTGGTTTGTCACGACAAAGTCGATCGAGATGAATTCAACTGCTCTTGTTGGCTGAATGTAAATTTTGCCACGAAGAGTGTTGTTCTCAATATCTGCCTGTGTTGTAGTTGTCGTATCAATCTGCACTCTAAATCTATCGACACCATTCTGAGCTTGAATTTGCTGGAGAACTGGTGTTACAAGACTCGAGAATCTTGCAAGTGTTTCAGCTCTATTGGGCTCGAAAATGAATGTATTTGCGATTCTTCTAACACGACGTCTAATCTCAATGAGCAGTCTTCTAACATTGACTCGATCGAGAGCTGTCTGTGCTGTCTGCAGAGTCTTCTGACCAAATACAACCACACCACTTGAATCTGGGAAGCTAGTGATAGGGTTGATATCTGCATCATACAGAGTGTCCATGTTGGGGCGGCTAAGCTTTACCTGTGTCTCGATAACACTAGCCAATGCGCCTCTTGTGAAACCTGCAGGTGCAAACCAAGGATATGCAATCGAATCATTTAGTGAAAATGCACCAAGAACAGGAACAGATGGTGGTACCTGGACTGTTGTTCTTGTTGTAGGATCTAGCACAACAAGGTCTGGGTAGTAAGCTGCAGCAAATGAAGTATCAAGATTGCGTGACTTAAAATTGTCTACAGTGTAAGTCACAGAAGGTAATTGAGCGCTTGATCCTGTTAGGAATGCGTTCTCCTGATCCTTCTCTTCAATGTCCATGATGTACATTGCATCAAATCTAGCTTCGACTGCATCAACTGCATAGTCTGTAATTGATGGGTGACGCATGCCAGGAATTGCAAGAAGCTGAATATCAACGTCTGTCTTCTCGCCTAAAACATCAATTGCTTTACGATATCCTGCAATCGTAGGTCCATAGACGCCACCCTGATTTAACTCATCATCGAATTCACGACGTACTGCAATATCTGACATCTTCGACTTTTCTTTATCGAAGATATTGAATCCATCAAATCCACCCTGCGCCATGCATGTGAATTTTGCATACTGACGAGTTGACTGATCCTTGAAGTCATTTGTTGGATCAAGGAATCTCGTCACGTCACTCTCAAATGTTGTTCCGTCTGGTGCGACTAGCTCATTTGCCAAAACACCATCGCGTCGATAAACGGCAGCACTCCAAAGCGTAGGAACAGGCTTATTTGTTGAACCGGTTACTACCTGAATATTCTCTAGAGAGAATTTATTTTTATTAAATGTGTCGACGTCAACAACGATACCAGAGCCAATATCAGGTAAACCGGAAGTATCTTCTGAAGCAAAGTTTAAGTATCCTGTCTGAAAGCTGGGGAAGTACTTGGCATGATTACGCAACGATGCATTAATTGAGCTATTGGAGTTAAGGTCAGATGGGTTATTCTGAACTTCAAACTGAATGCCCCATGTAAACTTGCTATTTAGCTTCTTTGAAAGACCTTCACCCTGTGTCAACGATGCGCGCATAGGAACAGGTGGCTCTTTGACCTTTGCAATATCTGCAGCATTAAGACCCGCAGTTGCAACCGATGAAAAAATTGAACCTGCCAACAAAGTATTTCCACCGGCAGAAACACGTCCTGCTGTGTTTGTGTGTGCAAAACCTTCAAAACCGACTGGAAGTGACTCTGCGTTAATTCCAGCTCTTGTAACCTGAATGTCTGTCTCAACTCTAATGTATCTAGAAGCATTTGCATAAGAACCTTCGATTCTAAGCTTCTGTCTACCTGTTAGTTGATCTAGATCATAGAATGCATGTCTATCGCCAATGACCTTAGAGATAAATCTCTCCGAGCTAGGATCTAGAGAAAGCCCTCTAAACGACTCTAGGACAACTGGGTTAATGTCAGTATCATTGATATCTCTGACCAGAAGATCAAATGTTCCATACTTGTAGTTTAGGCTGTTGCTAGCAGCAATATTCTCAATTGTGATCTTAAAAAGATTGTGGCCTGCAATTCCGTCATCCATTGAGTGAATTTTAAATAGTTTCTTATTTTTTCCACCAAACTTCTGAGAAATAAACCAAGGAGTTTTGGCAGTTGAAAATCTGTCCTCAAAATTTTCGAAGTTTGGCACAAGCGAGGTGCCTGAGTTTCTAGCAACACTTCCTGTCAAAAGAAGTGCAGCCTCACCTATAAAGTTAACGTCGGTGACGCTTCCTACTGCGCTTGGAACCGCAATGGCTGGATAGACATCATAGTGTGCGTAAAGCAAATGACCTGCTTCTTCGATCTTGCGAGGATCTGTATTGAGGACATTTGCAAAGTAATCACCAGCTGTTGGGTCAAATGATGCAGTTATGACATTGCTGTATAGATCGCCTGGAATGTGACCGTTAAGAATCATTGTGAAATTCTGTTTGCCACTTCCTGTAACGACTGTGCCATGTGAACGACCTGCATCTTCAAATGGGCCAAATCCAAAATATGCACCGCCTAGTCCACCTGGATTTAATGATCGAGGTGTATTCGAATAGCCTGCGCCGGTCAGTGTATTAGAGGATAACGATAGGTTGACACCAGAAGCAGAGAAAAGAACGCCTCTGAGGATTGGATAGCTAGTGTCTGTATCGATATCGATTCCTGCGTCATTTAAGACTGCTGCACTATCTACTGAAGTCGCCTTCAAAAAGCTTGAAAGAAAGTATGTTCTTCCAGCAGCACACGTAGGACCTGATTCTGAAATTACAATTGAAGGTATACCAGGACCTGTTGTCATTGTAACAGTAACAACATTCACAGTTCTAACCGCCGAAATTTCAGGTAAATTATCAATAACAACCTTAAATCTTTCAGCCAAGTCATTGACAGTGACATAATCATCCATCTCAATATCAGGCGCTGCTCCAGCATCACCTCTCTTGAAAGTAATCGTCGTGACATTTCCAGCCTTGTCTGTGAAAGTCACAGTTGTTCCTGGCTTTGGAAATGCTGAGAGTGTTATCTGTGCAATTAATGATGTTGCAGGTAAAGCTGCTGCCTGTGTGTTAGATCTCGAGATAGCTTTGAGAGTACTGTCTGCGTAAGGATTTTTGCCAACAAGACCATTTTCTTGAACCTGGTCAGATCCTACAACGAATCCTGCATTAACAACACGTCCAGCATTGACGCCTACTTCTTGACGCTTCTTGCCGTCACCGACGCCTAGAACTCGAACATATGAACCTGCACGAGCATTTTTCATCCACTCATTGACTGCGAGAGGACCAAACTTCTCACCATCAGATGAACCAAACTCTGCGACGAAATCTTGATATGTTGCAAATGTAATAGGAACAAATGCGCGACCTTTTTGTGCAGTTCCAATTACTCCCGCAGGTACACCCTGTGGTGCAATAGCTGTAGGCCCGGAGACATCTATCTCTCTTGTTGACACGCCAGGGCTCTTAAGTGGTGATGCCATCGTTTAAACTCCTATCACATAATCTTTAAAGTTTATCAATTTATACATATGTCTTATTCGAAGATAACGCCGCTATTTGTGATAACGAAATCAATCGATATAAACTCAATTGCTCTTGTTGGCACGATGATGATTCTACCGTTCATTCGATTTGAATCAACATCTGACTGAGTATTATTTGTTGTATCACAAACAATCTTAAACTGCTCAATACCTGCCTGAGCTTGCACAAGTGTGAGCAATGGTGAAACTTGGCTCACGAATCTTGCGCGAGTTGCTGCGTTATTCTGCTCAAAGAGGAGTCGATTAGCTTGCGAAGCAACAATTCTCTTGACCTCAATAAGAAGACGTCTTACATTAACTCTATCAAGTGCAGACTTTGCCATCTGGAGTGTCTTTTGACCGAAAATTACAAATCCACCTGCAGGGAATGTTGCAATAGGATTGATACGAGCATCATAGAGGACATCCCTATCAGCTGTATTAAGACGAATGTCAACATTTGTGACAGCATCAAGTGCGCCTCTATTGAAGCCGGCAGGAGCAAACCAGGGATATGAAACTCTGTCATTGTATGCCAATGCACCCATCGCAGGAACCGAAGGAGGAACCTTGATGTTGCTCTGGCTGACAGGCTCTCTAACATATACGTCTGGGAAGTATGTCGCAACGTAATTATTGTCAATAACTCTTGATTCAAACTGCTCAGATGTCTCACGTGCATCGACTCTAGCTACTGAGTCATCAAAGAGACGATTGCCATCTGCATCATAATTTGGAATATCCATAAGGTAGATTGCCAAACCAAAGTCCTGAGTCTTTGCAGCAGCATAGTCAGAGATAAATGAATCTCTCATGCCTGGAATTGCAAGGATATTGATGTTTGATGCCATCGGGTCGGTAATAATATCAACAGCAGCTCTATATGAGCTTACGATATTGTTTTTGATTCCAATGCCAGACATTGTGCCATCATCTGTGCCAAAAAGTCCTAGGCCGCCTGTAAAAGAGCTTCCTGCCTTGCCGCCAGCGTCTGCAGAGGCAGCCTTGTCCGCCATGTAGCGATTGTCTTTGTCAAGCATGTTGAGACCATCAAAACCGCCGTAGAAAATAGTTGTGAACTTATTAAATTCCTGGAAGCGATTGAAGACTGTCGAAGTGCTGTGGACCAGCGTGGCCATTGTAATTCTATTACGAGCACCATCAGCAACTGTGTAATTAGTTCCGTTGGGGTGCTCATTTCTAATATAAGCAGCCTCTAGCATGTGATCTCTAGCAGTTCCAGTGACATCTGTGATATGACCTGAATTTAGCTCATTGTAGAGAGCAACTCTTGCCAGCGTGAACTTATTGCTGTTAAAGTAATCCTTAGCAGATCCTGTAACCAGCGTATCTAGTTTCTCAATACCCTGGAATTTAGTGTAGCTCTTTACGAGAGGATTAATTTCAGAACTAACATTTGCATTGAGGACTGCATTGCTGAGGCTGCTTGTGGAAGGAAGCTTCTCAAATTTTACGCCCCAGTAGAAGCGCGCATCAGCTCTCTCATTGCGTCCAACGTGACCTGTGTAAGAAGGATTTTCATTTACTGCGCCTCTTGTGCACTTAAATCGAAGAGGCAGAGGAGGCACAATAGCGCGCTCGACAAACAGACCATCGAGATCCTCATCGTCATCATTGACAACGTATGCACTCATTCTAAGTGAACCAGATGTGCTTAGAAGTCTACCGTTTCTATCGTAGATTGAGGTAGTGTTATCTGTCAGTGCATTATTTGTCTTGACAGCAGGAACGCCTCTAAATCCAAAGGGCAGTGCATCGCCTGGAACATTTCTTGTTTCGACATTGTCATTCATTACAATTCGAATTCTTGTAGAAATATTCGGATATTTACCAGAAATTACCAGACGACGCTCAGACTCATCTACTGCATCAAAATTATAAGTGACCTTTTTGTCACCAATTTTTCTTGCAATGTAGTTAGGGCTACTGGGATTTAAATTACAGTCAGGGTAGTACTCTAGAATCTCAGGCATTAGATCAGAATCATTGAAGTTTCTGAGCTGCACATCAAATGAACCGAAAAGATTTAGTGGATCATTTGACTTTCTAATATTTGCAATCGAAATCTTGAACTGCGTGTTGCCCCACTCGCCATCGCTAATTGTTTCAAAATTAAAAAGGTCGTACTCGACTGATCCGTAAGGCTGTGAAATAAATGAGGGAGTTCTTGGAGTTGTGAAACGTGAATCAAAACGCCCAAAGAGCTTTCCAAATGCCTCGCTAGTCAGATAGCCTGAATCTGTGGTTGCTGCAGTTCCAGAAACAACACCGACAAATCCTGTTGCACCCATACCCGCTGCGTTAGGCAGAATCGAAACTAGTTCTGATTCAACTGGGTAATCTAGATACAAGAGGTGCTGTTCCTCCTGGAATCTATCTGGATCTGTGTTAAGAACACGTCCTAAGTACGATGTGTTAGCAGGATCTAGCGATGCTGTAAAAATCTTAACGCCAGGCCAGCCTTCATCATTTGAAAAAGCTGTTCCGGCTGTCGATGAAAGAACTAGTCTAAAATTGCTATTAGCATCAATTCTTCCAAATGAGTGCCTACTGTTTCTAAATACTGAAAATGTCTCATCAAAGTCCATGATTTCAAAGTGCGAGCCTGTTGTCGTAAAGAGAACTGCTCTTACAAGATTGACATTGTCGCCACCTGAAAGATCATAAGACTCGTTATCTGAAAAGATAGGATATCCGGCCGACTCTAGAGTATTGACTGCGTGTCTGGCAACTATAAATTGCACTGCGCCCAAATCAACACTATTAATGCCAACTCCGCTGGATTCCTCTGTGTCAACTGAATTGCTTTCCAGCTTAAAACCGGCATTTTTGGTGAAACCACCGAGCTGTGTCTCGAGTCTTTGAGCAGCTGTTTCATTAGAGCCTGCGCCCAAAACTCTTACATATGTTAAAGCATTTTTGCTCTTCAAGAATTCTCTAACGGCATATGGTCCAAATCTATCAATGCTGAGAGATCCGAATTTATTCTCAAAATCAATTAAATTACCAACCGTCACAGGC